CAAAGCCAAGGTCACCTTTCTTCATTACTTCACGCATTGATTTGCCGGTTGTCCATACATCATCTACTACAAGATGAATGATACTGCCTGGTGTCTTATACTTTTCTAATGCATTAGCAAGTTTGGTGCCACCACGAGGAATGCCATAGACAGAACCAAACTCTGTCTTTTCGCTAATCATCTTAGCAAGACATTCCCAGTCATCGTCAGTGAGTGCGTCACACTCAATTTTCCAATCAAGTTCATTGCCAGCATGTGAGGTAAACTTACCGAGTTGAAATAGGTTCATTGTGCTTCTTCCAGTTTCTTCTTCGCATCAAGAAATTCAATCACATTCTCATACTTGAGTTTTTCAGCATCCTCTTTAGGAAGAAGATTATATATGGGTGATTCCACAATCTGCTTTACAAGTTCTTCTCTTGACATATTGATAATGTCACCGAAGAAACGGTTAGCAACGTCTTTGCTAACATAGTTGAGGTCCATTCCTTTCCAAGTCTTTATCATGGTACAATCCTTATCGTTGTGTCTGAATCCTGCTTTACAATGCTATAGAGCGTAGCCGCATTACTAGGCGACAAACGGACACAACCATGAGAAGCAGGACGACCCAGATTACCCACATGAGGCGTAGCGTGAATAGCATAACCACCGCTAAAAAAGATAGAATGAGGCATAGGGGCATTGTCGTATTTCTTTGAGTAGTGCATTAGTTGAAGGGAATAAGGATGGAAAGTACCAGTGGGAGTATAATAACCTTTGCGGGCGGTTGAGACTCGCCACTGATACGAGCCATAATCACTATCAACCTGCATCAACTGGTGAGACTTGCTAATAGTGATATTGGTTTCGGCGAACGCTGGCATGGAAGCCAGCATCGCCATCATTACGATAATCTTTCTCATATTTCACAACCTCCTGCGGTACATGCTAATGTTTGAACACCTTCAACATTGTCATCCATTTCAATCAATGTGTCCCAATCAAGATGTTCTGGAATTGTTGGTAGCATTGCTTCATACAAGTCTTGTGTGATTTCCTCGTATGGAGCCTGACGATATGAACCACCATCATGAGGCAAGAATGATACACCAGACATTTCGTCAAAGTGATCATACACCCACGCACCAACTTTCATCCATTCGTTTTCTTTGACGTTAATGGTGACTGATGGCTTATGCTCACACCATGCTTCCTGATAGATAGCCCATAGTTCAAGATGCTTGATTGCGTCAATATCGTCTCTTACAACTGCACCCTTTGGTGCTTTCATTGGGAAAGAGAATACAGTTGTGGATTCTGGCTTCATAACGTCAGGCTCCCATGGTACACCTTTGTCCTTCATGAATTGGGTGAGAGGATCCTTGTTATCACCACGCACACGACGGATATAATAATTGGAATGGCGAGGATGAATGCCAGAAGCGGAGTCACAGAGTTGTGAGACTGTTCCTGATGGCTTAACACAGGTGATGGCTGCTGCTGCGTTGATGCCGAGTGTGTCGGCGAGGTTAGCATTGGTGTTGATCGCATGATCACGGAGTTCACTTAGTCTCTCCTTTATATTCTTATCTTCTGGATTGTTAAACAACTTGGAGTCATAGATGCCTGTAAGAGAAACACCAAGTAGCCTTTCTTCTTCGGCGTTCTTAACCCAAATCTTTCTTAGATACGGGAAATCAGTGAGAGTAGATTGGAAAGTACCGAGAATAGTAGCAATCTCAATCTTTTCCTTAATCTGTTCGATAGTGTCTGTGGCTCTGATAACCACCTCGGTAAGGTTACAAAATCCATACGGTCTAAGGATAATTTCACTACACGGATTGGTGCCGAATAACTGGTCAGCATTTCTTCTTCCGTTTCGTTTTGCGATTTTCTGACATGCTTCACGACTGAATAAACCTCTCTCTCCTGATTTGCTTTCGTATAGTGAAACCCATTCTTGCATGAATGTACCAACTTCTGGCTTCTCATTATACACAGCACTATTGTTTGATAGGGCTCGCTGTGGATTTGCTTCCCACCAAGCACCTGCTTTAGCATGACGCATACGGTCATCTGATAAATTAGAAAGTGAAATCATTGCTGAACGGCGAACGCCACCAACTACAACCACTTCACCAATCTTACACATAATGTCATGACATTCTAATGATGTTAGACGACGACCATGTGCGTTCTTAAACATCTTAACAACAAACTTAAACAATTCTGAAAGCGGGCCAGGACCTGACGAACGACCACCAAATGTCTTTAGAGGAGCACCTGCTGGTCGAACCTTTGTCAGATCCCACTTGGGAATCTCACCCGTGTATAGCAATGCGATAAGCATACGCAAAGCCTTGGCCCATCCTTCCTTACTATCACGGACAGATATGATAGTTTCAGAATCAAACATTTTCTCTGGAATCTCTGGTAGTTGATTGATGAACTGACGTTCAACAGAGAAACCAACACCAGTACCACATAGAAGAATAAACATGGCTTCGTCAAAAGCCTTTGGATCATCGATAGGTAGGAATGAACAGTTATAACCACAAGTGTTATCACGTTCAAGTGCCTTACCAGATGTCATCAATGCTCTCATGGAAGGCATAACCTTCATGTCATGAATAGCATTGAATAGACGATCACGCATAGAGAACATATTATAACCATACTTGTCCTTTAGGTGTGATTCCATAAAGTCAAGATAACGATTGATAGTCTCTTCCCAATTCTCACGGCGATTTTGTTCTGGCAGATAGCGTGAGTATCTGCTCTTATAGATAAATTCCTGATATAAACTGTCCATTATGCTTCCTCTTACATTGTTTTCCATGGCCATGCTTACTATAGTTCATTGGGTCAAGATTAGCACCACATACAGGACAAATCTTTCGTGGTCTCTTTTTACCCATCTGTGCTAAAGAAATGGCCTTTGCTCTTTTCTCTATCAACTCTTTTGATTGTGGGCCAGTTTTCTTGCCCGTTTTACCTTTACTTATTGCTTCACCACGGACTCGTAGTTGTTCCTCACTAAACTTGTATCCGGTACAACCACTTTCTCCACCGTCAGCAACATTCTTTAGTATTCCTCCATCGCACTTTTTACCATACCATCTAATATAGAATCTTTCTAATGCTATGGCACCTACCTGTGATAGATTGTTCTCCATAATCACTATGCGTTCTTTGTCTGGTGGTACCGCTATGTTATGACGGTTGTGTGCCTTCTTCTCCCAAGCACGGCGACCTTGACCCATACCGATATAGTATGGAGTTCCGTCTTGCCTGATATAGGCGTAGATGTAATAGGATTGATTATAAATAGACATGCTGGCGCTCCCTAAAGCGTTAGAGTAGGCGGGTTCCCCAACCGTGGCCTACACATCTATTTAGTAATCTTTCACTTTTACCAGAACTTCCACCAAGGTTTCTTCTCGTCCGTCACATATAAATCATCTAGGTTATCGTAAAGAACTTTCTCAAATTCTTCACCCAAACGCTCCATTTTGATTGGTTCAGGAAACCAGTAATCTTGTAGAGAAGGAAAGTGTTTTAGTATTTCTTCTCTTGCTGACTCTGCTACCAATCTATGCTCTTTTTGAGTTCCCTGTTCTGCCCTTACATCGACAAAATGTATCCAACTCCTAAGCGTCCCTGACATATATAGACGGGTTGTGGTTAGACCTTCTGGTAGAATTGCTCTGGCTTGTTCCTTTGCTATGCCATATTTGATAGCCCATTGATATGCTAAATTCGCACGATCTATTACCCATTGTTGTTGTAATTCCCATTTATTCTGTAGTTGAAAATCATCAACCTCAATACTATTCTGACGGTTCTTGGCGTCCTGTAGTCTTGCCTCTCTCGTTACAAACGACATGTCCTTAGTAGGATCGGCATAACGCTGGCTAAACTCTTGGAATGAGAATGAACGATGGCGAATGATCTGGTGAGAGATATCACGAGTTGTATTGATTTCCATTGTGATAGAAACCATTTCAAAAGGTGACCAATGCTTATGTTCGATTAGATACTTTAGGAGTTTTTCTGATGTTAGTGTGTTATGCTGATTGGATGGATTTGATACTCGTGCGGTGTATGCGATAAACTCATTGGGTGTCATATAGACAGGATTATTAGCCAAATCTTTATACGATTCAATAAGCGGCTGTGTTACTGCAATAATCTTAGCGTCGTTCATAGTTTCTCCCACTGGTTCATTTTCATAGTCGCCATCAGTCCTTCGTATGTGTTCCTATCTATGATGTGTTGGATTTCACTTGGATGCATTCCGCCCATCACCATTTCATTAATGTCTTTGTATTGAATAGTATCTGGCCAGACACATACTTTCCGACCCATTTCAACAGTCTTCCGCATATTGGACACTATCTGTTTGTTACGAGGTTCATTATCATATACAAAAACATAATCTTTGTCAAGACCTATGATGCCAGGAGCAGTATATAATGCTGCATCCATAGTAGCCACGCTATTAGTAAGGAAAAGAGAATCGATTGGTCCCTCAACCACATACACAGTTTGCAATGGATCCAATCTATCCCAACCAAAAATTTTAGGAACACTGTCATCTATCTTAATCGTTATGTATTTGATCTTAGATGGGCCAATCGCACGACCTTGAACGCCGATTAGGAATCCATCCTTATTGAAGAAGGGTATTACAATCCTTGCTTCTTTATATAGTTGCTTGTCCACATTTGGAAAGTATGTCTTAACAAACTGTGCAAAGTCATCCGTGTAGAATAGTTTTTCAAGAGGAACCTGTCTCTCTTTCAGATACCTTTTCGCAGGATTCTTTGGCTCCAACACATGACAAGGAACAATGCCATCTAGTTCATAGAAGTTGTTATTTGTTGACACTATTCTCGGCGGCGGAACAGGAATGTTAAAGACAGGTCTGGTGACAAACTGTTTAACATCAACCTTAGGTTCCGTATTAGCCTTAACGAATGTTTCTAACTGGTATTCGTTATACAATGCAGGATCAACATACTTGATAAACTTATTCAGTTTCATTGTTGATCCGCAATTGTGACACATAAAGCCAAAGTTTTCTTTGCGCTTGTAAATGTATCCTCTTGCCTTGATCTTATCCTTCTGCGAGTCACCGCAGACAGGGCATCTAAAGTTCCATAAAAACTCTCCCCGCTGCTTGAACATTGCCAGTTTAGGAGCGAGGAGAGATATGTATTTCTTATCAATGTATACCGACATAATTCACCTGGACATAATGAACACAGACTATATCATTCACTCGACACTATGTCAAGTGTTATCTTTTAAGTAAAGGTTTCATTTCCTGGATAACTTGCTTGAGGCTATCAATTTCCTTCCTCAAGTCTTGTCTATCAGCATCAACAACAGGAACACGAGCATCAAGTTTAGATTTAATGGAATCCATTGTTTCTTCTATGTGGTCTACCTTCTGTTCAAGGTAAATGACCTTCTGTTGGATTTCCATGTCCTTAACTTTGAACTCGCCTATTGTCATGAAGTAAGCCGCTACCAGTCCACCTACAGCAAGTATGGTGGTTATTACAGGTGGCAGTTTCGTTACGGCAGCACCAACAGCATTTTCAAATTCGTTGGTGTCTTTGTCTGACATTGTTAGTTCCAATCCTTTCTTGCCTCCCTCGTTTGCAGGGTCTTAGGGAGGTTTAACCCGTTATTGATCACGGCTATTTGTCTGAACAATCTCGTTCTTTTTATTTCCTGCCCTATAAACAAGATAGCCATGATTGTTCTCAATATCTGATATAACGCATTTCACCAGTGGATTCATTGCGAACTACAATCTTACTCTTAGGGTTCTTGATAGCCCACTCACGGATTTCAGCGTAACAATCATCTTCCTCTAAGTATGTGCGCCAATGCTTACCCTTGCGCTTTGCCAATGTTAGAGAATGAAATAGTTTTGAGTTTACTTCAAACACTGTGGCACCAGCAAATGTTTCTTCCATAATAGGCTTCTTTCTGCGAAACATGGCGTTTTGTTTCTTCCATTGTTTAGCAGCACCAGAACTGACGATAGCATCGCCAAAGTTTGCTGGCTTACCAGCAGCAGCCACGCCGGCACCAGGTATATTGCCTGATCCTACGTTGTTTACAGGAGCATCTTCTTTGATCATATCGTCCTCAATATTTTTGCTATCTTTAAGTCCACAGGTATCTCTTCCTGTCTGACGTAGTATTTATGAAACGTGACTTTTAGATGTGCAGGTAAGTAGTTAAGATATATTAAAATTGTTTTGAGTATGGGGTAATCTTCTTCATCAATCTTGAAGAACAGCATATTGGTAGCAGCTTCTACACCAAAGACATTGGCAAGGATGATGACATGATTTAGAATTAGACGTTCTTTGAACTCACCGGTTTGTCTATACTTTCTCAAAAGCCTTTTGACATACTTTAAGCGGTTGATATCTTCCTCAAACTCCGATTGGAGCATATGAGGACGATCATAATACTTGGCAGCATAGATCAAAAAGGATTCATCGTTTAGATCAAACATTACTTACGCTTTGCTTTTTTCATTTCCTTCATGATCTTGTATTGGTAGTCTTTGTTTGGGTGATTGTATAGGTGCTGATAGAATAACTTGATGATGGCCTTGGCGGTTGTTCCCTCAAACCATGAAGGAACAATGCCATGTATAATAGAAGCAATACCGAGATATATCAGATAGAAGCCAGAATACACGGCCCATTTGAGGTGAGCCGTGTATGTTGTTCTGCTTTTCTCTAAGTGATCACTCACCCTTTTCACGGTTCTTGGCTTTCCATGCTGTAGCGTAAGCGATTGACTTTTCCTTGGCGGTTAGACCGTTCTTAGAAAATTTGTCTTTGATGTGCTTGACCATTCTTTCATACTTAGCACCTGGAGGAGCCTTTTCATCAATCTGTTCTTCTTTGACTGGCACACAATTAGGAACAGGCTTGCCTGCCTTCTTCTTCATACCAACCATTTCATAACCCTTCCAACATGGACCTTTTTCTTCTTCCATGTAAGGAGTCTTAGGCATAGAAGCATTGACTTTGGCCTTGCCTTTCATCTTCTTATCAGCAAGTTTAATGCCTGCTTCACGGGTCTTTTCGCTTCGCTCGGCTCTTTTCTTGTCATCAGAAGTGGCCGCAGGATATTGACCTGGATTCTTCTTGAAATGCTTGATATCACCAACTTCTTGTTCAGCACCACGACGATATCTTACAAGTTTGCCAAGTGAAACTTCGTTTAGATCCTTTTCAGAGGTAGCAACTGCTTCCTTGTTACCCTTCTTCTTTTCATCGGAAGTGATATCATGCATTGGCTCTTTTGGTGCCATTGCCTTAGCTGCCATCTGACGAACCTCGGCTTCCTCTGACATGGTGATTTCAGCCATGTCCAGTAGCTTGTCAAGTTCATCCTTATCAACTAGTCTAGCAGTAACACGGAACATACCACCAACAACTGGCTTAGCATATGTAATGCCCATTGGAGATAGAATACCATACTGCAAGAATAGGTAATGAGTTGATGGAACCTCATTGACAAACTCACCAGAGTCGGTCATACCCATCTTGTGACCAAACTGCTTAACCTCGAATACCTCAACACCCTTATCACCTTCAAGGAATCTCTTAGGTAGAACGATGTGGTACTGTGCAAGTAGCTTTGAAAGTCTATTGAACACAACATAAGGAGTTACCGCTGGCTGTGAAACCACACCAGCGATAGCAGCGTTAATAGCAGCACGAACGGCCGGCTTACTGATATCGAGGCCGCCATCAGCCACTTGGACTGTTGGCAGAACCTCTTCTTTTAGAAAGTCACGAAAGTTTTTCATTTAGTGACTCCTTAGACTACGTAGCTGATTGTAGCGTTGCTTGAGTAGACTGTATTGCCACCAGCGGTCATGATCATTACACGGAACACATTGCCGTTTGCAAGAGCATTGTTGGCAGTGAATGTTGGTGATGTATTGTTGGTATATGTACCATTGGTGTTGGCAACGTTTGCCCAACCATTGTCGTTCTTCTGCCAGAAATACTGTAGAGTACCACCAGTTGGAACAGTGGTAGCAGAAACAGTAAAGTTGACGTTTGCTCTGGTTGATAGTGTGTTGCTTGAAGCATTTGATGAAATGACGATAGCATAATCTGGAAAGTATGTATCATCGGAAGCATCGCTCTTTGATGAACCCATAGCTACAAGTGTTTCGTACCATACACGACCAGCCTTTAGACCACGGCCTTCGTGACGAAGAACCCAGCCAGCATGTTGTGGATGTGCGCCACCTGGTGAAGCCTGGGCCGCTTGCATTTCGGCAGTGTTAGCAAAGAACTGACCAACAACTACGTTACCGGCACCCTTGGCGCTCTTTACAACTGTGTTAGCGGTTGTGTTATTGAATAGTAGGTCTCTTGCTGTGGTGTTAGCCGCAGACTGATTAACCTGCATTAGCACGCCAATGTCTGAATTGGCTGCGTTGTCGTAATTACCCCATAGTGGCATTTTAGTTTTCCTTCTTAGTTATAAGTTTGGCCGATTGCATCCGGCTTGACGGGATCAATCACTACGATATCACCCCTATGTTTCTTTACATCTTGTGCTTTTTGAATGGCTCGCTGTGTGCCATCCTTTACTTCTTCATTCACATTATATCGTCCCGGTGTTAGATTTTGATTGCCTACCGCTTTACGAGAGGCTTGTCTATCATTCGGGACCAATTTGTTAGGTCCAAAAACACTCTTAATATCTGGTCTATGTACCATTATACGATCCTGTATTTATTGTCACCAACTTGGACGCATTCCTGCATAGGACGGACAGTAGGAGTCTTTGCAGGTCCTTCTGCCTTTTTCTTTTCAACATCGGCTGCCATAGCGCTTGCTGATCCCAGATCAGGATTTTTTGCCGGAGATGGTGCAGTATTCTGGAATGTAGTAGGTGCTCCAGATGTTTTAGGACTCATGTTTACACTTTTGTTCATATCATTTATATTTGTAGATTTCATACCGGTGCTGGTTGCCACACTTTCAGGTTTTGCAAGAGGTGTTTTTGCAACCTGTGTAGCAATATCAGCATTGTTAGATGCCACAGATGATTTTGGTGCAGCAGCTTGACTACCGGTTCCCAAATTCTTGGCAATCTTGGTTAGAGTATCACCTTTCTGAATAGTATATTTACTACCGGTGCCAAGGTCGAGAGTCTTACCTGCATAGATTTTATTTACATTCGCAATCTTGTTTGACTTAGCAATGTTAGAGATTGTGGATTGTAAATTCTTTCCCTGCATCGGTGGTGCCACAGGCTTAGCGGCCGGCGCAACTGGTTTAGTAGCAGCGGCTGCCATCGGCTTGGCAACAGGAGCGGATGTTTTTGCCGCTACTGGTGCTGGTACCGGGGTGCTTGTTGCCGGAGCAGCAGTAGGTGTCGATACTGCCGCTGGCTTAGCTACTGAAACAGATGCAGAAGGTTTATCAGCTGGTGCCGCTGTTGCTGATGTAGGTTCTTCAAGAGCCTTACCAGCAGCATTACCATAGTCTCTAATGACACCGGCTGCATGTGATGTACCTTGTCCAATACCGGAAGCAAACTGTCCGGCGCTTTTAAAAGCAGCACCAATCTTACCTTGTAATATATTAGCAAGAGTGTTTTTAGATCCTTGACGGATGTTTCTTCTTGCTATTACTCCAGTATCCTCAGCTTCGTTTACCGACTTACCAGTTGCCTGTGCGTTTAGAAAGACTGGTCTTCCTTTACATACTTTTTAGCAAGTTTAGCCTTGATGGACTCCATCATTGCTTCATTAGCTTGAACCTTAGCACGACCTGTTAGTTTATTAACAGCCATGTTGACACCCTTTTCACGCTTGAAGGAATCACGATTATGCTTACGGGCTGTTTCAACGTCCTGCTTTGTTCTTTTCTTTGTAGCAAGTTCCTTGCCATATACTTTACCAGACTGGAAAGAAGATTCAGAACGCTTGTAATCGGCGTGCTTGATATACTTACCAGCTAATTCTTTTGAAATCTCGTCAATCTGTGCTTCCTTAATAGGAGAAACAGCAGCCTTAGCGTTTGACATGCGCTGTGAAGTTGGGTTGCCAGCAGTTAGTGAAGATGCAGCACCTGGATATGACTTTGGTGTTGATGGATCTTCCTTAGGAGCAGACTTGGTTACTGGCGCACGATCCTGTGCAGAGTAATCGGTTTCTTCTTTTGCCATAACCTTAGGTTCTTTGTGGAGTCCTTTAATACCGTGGCCCATTTTTGTTACGGCCAGGGTGCGACCTGCCATTCTCTTACCTTTTCTTTCCTTTGGTTGGGCATATCCATGATATCTATCATAAGACTTATCGACATAGGATTGTAGAGTGTCTTTTGATAGTTCATCAATCTGTTCTTCTTCCATCTTGCCAGCCATCTTAGCAGCACGGAAGCGAGAACCCCAAACTTCGTCTTTTGGCGACTCAATCTTGCCGTCACGGTCATAGTCCTTGTCGGCCTTCTTGGCTTCGTCCATCTTCTTTTCTTTGGCGTCATGCTTCTTATCAGCAGCAGACTTTTCCCACTGTTTCATGGTCATGCCATGCTTCTTAGCAAGTTTGGCATCTTCGTCTCTATCTTCCTTAGAGCCTTCCCAGCCTTCTTTTGTTAGTTCACGAGCGGTTCTTTTTAGTGATTGACCTGGGAAGCCGCCCATCTTTTTGATGTGCTCCATGCCAGTCTTTTCTTCATGCTCTTTCTTCTTTTCTTTATTCTCTTTATTGCCTTCTTTAAGAGCCTTATAGGTTTCTTCAATACGGGCATCGTAGGCAGCAAGGTTTTCACGAACGACTGCATTGCGTGAATATACACCAAACTCCTCATTGACCATAGCAACGGCAGCACGGCGGGTGGCGCCATCGGCCTGGGCAGTCTTGACAGCCTCTAATAGAGGGTCCTTCTTTAGAAATGGGTTATTAAACATTTTTGGTTCCTTTTTGATTAAATTAGGATTGATTCTTGGTATTTAGCTTTTTCTTAGGCTTCATAATAGCCATCTTTTCAAACTCTGCGTTTATATCAGGTCTTCCATCGTCAGATGCATTACCAGCATTTGGTGTAGCACCTGTAAATCCAGATGATGCGGAGGCATCCCACAAACCTTCATTGCGTAGTTTCTCTGCGGTCTCTTGTATCTTTTGTTCAGCAAGTTTTCCATACTTTGCTTTGAATCTCTTGCGAGTTTCTTCTTTCATCATCCAACGGTCAATAGCTGACCACTTGGACATTGGTTCACTTGGCAAGAATACATTCTGATCACTGGTGATATCACCAACGAATGATGGATTCTTGGCAGAGGTATAGGTAGCACCAAGTCTGTCACCAAACTTGGGTAGATTTCCGAATACCTTGACCTTTGGCTTCTTTTGCTGAAAGTAACCCATAGGCATATTGCCGCCAGGGAACTGGCCTGGTGTATCGTTCTTATATCGATCGGTAAGTTTAGAGGTGCCCCAGTTACCAGCACCACCAACCGGATTGTTCTTGGGTTGCGGACCAAAGTCAGAATAACCTTCCAACATACGCTCAAACTGTTTATCGGTAGGTGATAGAACAAACTTACGGATATCTTCGGAGACAAACTCGATTAGCTTCTCATGGGTCTTTTGAATAACATCAACCGACTCGTTTAGATTGAGGTCATTCTGAACCACGATGACTGATCCAAACATCTCATCAAAACGATCAAGGTTATCTTGTGCTGACTTCCACTTGGTGAAACGTCTGGCTTCCTCAATCACACGACCACCAGTTTCAGCACGAGCCTCGTTACGCTGCTTTGATACTTCATTAGAGGTATTGACAAACACCATAATAGTATCGTAGCCAGCACCTTCAAGAATATTCTTAATGCGTCTGGTGGTTTCTACATTTGACATGGTGCCATTGACTACCAGATTTTCACCGGTACAATCTTCGACGGTGAATGTGGAGTCAGGAATCTCTCTAAATCCGTGTGGTAGAATAGCCTCTTTAAGGATTCTATCTTTACCAGAACCAGGCACACCGCCCATGACGATAGCCTTGCTCTCTTTGACATATGACATACCAAAGCAATGTGGGTTGGCTTTACCATACCAGCGCATTAGTTCACCGGCACGGGAGTTGGCCTCGTTCTCAATATCAGAGCCAGTAGCACCTTCTTTGGCCACATCTTTACCAATACGACCTTCTTCGTTCTGTTTATGGTGTACCAACTCATGAGCAACCGAACGGAAGATATCCATTGGATGACGGTTCTTGGACATTACCATGACTTCTTTGGAACCTGGTGCATAGGCAGCAAATGATGGTTGCTCACCTTGATCGTCAGGCTCTTTGAACTTGAGGGTTGGCTTACCTTCAATACCCAGTTTACCACAGCAAAAATCAACGAATGAGTTGAGATGATCGGTAAACTCTTTACGACCCATCTCCTCGTTAATCATATGTTCATTTAGCTGGGCTCTGGTGGTATCAAATATCTTTCTGGCCAGTGTCTTATCAGTGGCAGCGGATGCCTTGGCGAATGTAGCAAAGTCACCCTTGCGAACAGCCGCACGTAGGTCTGTACCTGAAATACCCTTCTTACGGGCACCAGATGAAATGACCTGAAACTTTTTGAATGGATAATGCTTCTTTGGATCGAAGTCTTTGGCAGTCTTGGGCTTGACATACTTACCAAGCTGGGTTCTAAAATCTGCTACACGGTCATCACCGACCACGAATGTCACATCCTCGTAACCTTCATCGGCCAGCTTTCTGGCAATAGCAAAAGCGGTGATAGCTGAACGGTCGGCCACGAAATTGACACCAGGGAATATCATACGAAGGAATCTGATTTTCTGGGCAGCCGATAGAGGATTCTTGGCTGGGTCGTGTGACTGGGAGGTGTAAATGCGATGTTCCGCACCGTGCTGGTGGGCATACTTTACCGCATATGTGATTAGTTCTGCGTGGCCCTTGGTAGGTGGATTATAACGGCCGAATGTGAATACTACTTTTTTCATCTTACCTCTGCGGTATGTTAATATTATTTATATTTATCCTTCTCCCGAGCCTTCTTGACGATCTTTCTGATCGTTTTCACCACGGGAACTGGCTTTATTTCAGGGTGGCCTTTGTCGCAGCCACAATGTTCTTTGATCTTAGACATTACTTGCCCCAATTCTTCACCGCCAGGAAGTTAGCACGGCTAAACTCCAGACGGTCTACTAACTTGACAGCATCACCACCAGTAGACCAAGCAGCCACATATCCTTCTGGAGTGGTCACCTTGTATCCACCATCGGCGGTATGTAAGAATGTACCAAGATCATTGACCTGATTGAACTTAGCAATCAGCATCATCTTGGCATCTATCAATAGGTTCTGTAGCTGGAATATCTTTTTGAGATCACCAGCATTTTGACGATACCATCTCAATACCGTGTCACGCTCAGCCTTTCGCTTGGCTTTAGTGGCTGGCATCTTGGCCTCGTCAATACCCTTTTGGTATTTATCTCCCACCCATTTAATCAAAGCGGCCGTATGGCCAGCGCCCATATGCTCACCAGCACGGACTTTCTGATTATAGAATGACATGATATGAATACGGTATGTTTCGTTGGTAGCAATAAAGTTTAGAGTTGATGCTGGGATGGTTCTGAATGTCGAACCAGTCTGTGAAAGTATCTTGGTTAGTTTATCGTTCTCTGACTTGGTGAGAGTAGCACGACCAGTAACATCGGTGAACTTGTTAGAACGATACCAGACATTCTTAGATGGTCTAAAGTTATTGACATTGATATCAAAGTGTGTCTGTAGAGTGTCCATGGTCTTGCCATGGTATGTGGTATGAAATACAATACCGATCTTGGCTGAAAGAACCTGACGAGCCAAGGCACTATTGGCTGGTACGGCATAGGTGATGGTGTTTGGACGGAATGTGATATACTTCTTACCGTCGATGGTCTCTGACTTTAGTTCATTATGAGAAAACATAAAGTCACCATGAACGATACCGGTGATACCAAGTTCTGGTAGATATTTCAAGGCAGCCGATAGCTTATCAGCCAGGCCACCGACATGGTTAGCACGAACATCAGCTTCGGTATAGTTTAGCTTGGCATTCTTGGCAAAGATAGATTTAGAACCAACAAAGAACTTTCCATTTTCAGGATTGATACCAGCATAGATAGCAGGCGCACCGTCGAACTTGGTTCTTAGAATGAGAGAACCACGGGCCTCTGATAGTGTCTGGCCGTCATCAGCAAACATATCACGGAGAGAACGGAGAAACTCTATGGCGTTACGGGTGCCAGCGACACCACCCTCCAATACCGCATCCTCAATATGTGTGAGGTGACGGTCTTTCTCTGCGGCTGCTTCTGTTAGATACTGTGAAAATCTTTTCATGGTGCCTCAAAATATTATTGACTTACTATTTATGATAGTTATAAATAGAGGAAAGGAGTATCATATGAGCGCCGCATCCGATCTATTTGAAGCCAATATCGCCAAAGCCATCAACTCTGTTAAGGGAGTTACGGCTATTAGACCGACTGCCGATACCGCCTTGTCGGATGTTAAGATAGTCAAATTTAATAACAAGCCTGTTGATAAGGTTTGGGTTGAGGTCAAGATGAACCACACCGACAACCTATCTAACCCTCGTGTATTCTATGCCAAAGGTAAGTGGCAGACCACATATAAGACTCCAACAGCGGCCGCAGCAGTCGAGATTCTAAACAACTCAACACAAGCCAAGAAGTTTGTTCGTGATATTGCTAAGTATGCTGGAATCCCAGTTGCGAAAGTCATCATTCCAACCAACAAGGGTATGCTATCTGATCCTAATGCTGTACCATTAGATGTTATGAAACAATATTTTGAACAACCTGGTATCACAAGATATATTGCTAATCAAGAAAACTCACCTCTGGGCGATCTTGTAACCGCCCATTATACCAAGGGCAAAAAAGAACCCGCCTACTATATGCAGGCGGGTGATGATTTTTATCTTATCTCAAAAGCAAATCCACTGGGTCTATCTAATAAGATTCCTGTTCTTAAAGGCACAGGTGACTTCAAAGTCCGTGTGGCCACTCGCTCGGAGTTTTATGAGGTTCAGGCAGAGATTAAAATTAAGAAGATGCCGCATTCCGATTATTCTGTTAAGAAGGGCACCGGCAAGAAGAATCCATTCGTATTGAAAGGTTAGGCTTCTTCAATAAACTTGATTAGATCCTCTGGCTTGAGCATGATGAACTTCTCATTGCCATACTTCTTTCGGACCTTCTCGGCTACCCTTTTGTTGGCATGTTTTTCACCTTCCTGTTTCATTAGAACAGCCGAGGCCTTGGCACCCGCCAAATCTCTCTTTAGATATTTAATCTCTTCCTCATATCTTGTCTTATTAGTAGGCTGAAAGTGTTTCTGAAAGCCGAACCAGAACTCACGTATTGCTTCGTCACGACCGATGCCTGGTGGAATAGTAATATCACCAGTTTCAGTATTAATTCCAACTCTACCAACTTTAGTTTCGATAGCAATAACATTTGTTAGTGACTCGTGAAATGCGTATGGATGACCCTTACCTATCGAAAGAGTACCGTTCGTGATTGATGCGTTAGGAATGTTTGTAGCCATAGGGGCGTTCATAAACGGATTGGCAGCATTAGCGGCAGTAACTACCCAGCCGTTAGGAGGAGCATAGACATAAATCTTACCAGTAACGGGTTCGGTCCACATATCACCAACATTAGGACTGGTAGGTGCTATATGACTATGAGAATGTTTCGTATATGGTCCTGCTGGTCCATTAGCACCAGGCGCAGACGCCATTTGATTTGATGCGCCCATTACACCATACTTTTTCGCAAATGCCTTTGCAAAAGATCCTTCAACCGTAATATCCGTTTTAGAAATATACTCACCATTAGGGCCATCATATCCATCCCTCATAGCAGAATAGTTCCATCCGGGTGGAATCGCCGATGCGGCGCCCATCGCAACTTTCATTGATTTGATATTGATAGCCATTATTCATGCACCTCGAAAACATGCCAAACGAGAGTGGTCATACCCTTCTGCTGGACTGTGCCGACATATTCATAATGCTTCTTATCATAGTCCTGCATTTCAAAGCCTGTGCCAAACACCTGAAAGACATACTTGCGCTTCTCTTTCTTAGGATTCACAACAGCCCAGAGCATAGGAAAACCACCCTGCTCCTGAATTGTCAAAATCTTAGCGGCCTTGGGCATTTCAATTTCATATACCGCATTGTGATGGATATCCATACCCAGCGGATACTTGTAGATCATCTTCATAACAAAAACTCCAATGTTAGCCGACTCGTGCAGCCTGGAAATGCATACCGTCACCACGGGTCCATTCACCACCCCATGTCCAGCCTTCTTCACGGAAAGCCTTAACGATTAGTGAATCCTTGGTGAAAGAATACTTGTTATATCCTGGCTTCTTGCCAAGAGCATTATAAGGGGCTGCGATATCAATTGCAACACCAAATGCATGGGTAGATAGAGAATGTCCGCCACGCATGTTGCGAATGTTCCATGAGCCAGAGAAAATGTGTAGCTGTTGAGCCTTGATCTTATCATAGTCTCTACCGTTCTCGTCCCACACATATGTAAGAACACGAACAAGAGAATCGGAACAAGACTTATTCATCCAGCACTTGGTGATCTTCATATCATCCATCCACATTGTATATGGTAGCTGGACTTGAACCATATTCTTCTTAAATGTTCCGCCGTAATCAGGTGTGCCGAACTTCTTACGCAACTCTGACTGTAGTGGCCATACGTTCTTCTTTAGACGACCAACAGTAACGACCGAAGAGTCCTTTACAGTATTAGTAACGTCAACGAACTTTGTTTCGTCTGCTTCCTTAGCAGCGACCTTTGTAGTATAAACTTTGCCGTCGTAAATGAATACGTCCTTGCCAGCTTTTCTTGCTGCGGCAAATGCTTCTTTAAATGTAGCCATTAAACTTCTCCTATTCTTAAATCGCAATCACTAATGCCATTAGCAACGTGATAAGTGATAACATATTCACAACACCAATAGTCACGATTGGATCTTGCTAAGGTTGCTATCTCATGAATATATATCAATTATCTTCCTTGGCATGACAAAGCATCGGTAGTTCCGCAAACACCTCTGGCACAAATAGACCACAAGGAACAGTATATTCATACTGGGCTGTTACGGGATTGAAATTGACGAAGTACCATTCAGAGCCATCATCAACGGTGCGATGATTTGGAAACCATAGTTTATACCACGGTTCGGTAAAAAACTCGGTTCGGGTTTTCTCTGCCCAACCAATAAGAACTGGTCGATTACCTTGCCATGATAGTTTGGCCTTATCATTCTTTTCAGCTTCTTCAATTGGTCTAATGTTTATTGTAATCTGTTTCATTCTATTACCTCATAGTCACCATCATCACAAGTGTATATCGTCCGTCTAAGACCAAACTCGGCGATTGCTCTTTCGCAACCAGGACACGGCTTAGCCAAACCCCAAACAAACTTTTTAGTGAACGGCTTTTCCTTCTTAACTCGTGTGATATAAATGTCACACTTGGAAAAGTCATCCACATCAAGTTCTCTCAATGCGTTTTTGATTGCTGCCACTTCGGCATGTAGGAATATGGCATGTTCATTCTTACCATACTTGGCTGCCATTGGATGGGACTTCATACTATTCATACCAATGGAAATGATACGGTTACGGTAAACGACAGCAGCCGCAAACTTTTCCCGGAGACCAGGATTAGCTGCGGCTACTTTCGCCAGAGTATGTAGAATACCTTCGTTCACATTTTTCATAATAACATTATATAAGAGAATGAGTCTTATGTCAAGACAGGATACTTATTGACAATCTTTCCTTTGACGACTGATACGGTACCAGGAATAGTTCTACCAATATCTTTGCCGTCATAGCGCCACTGTATCTGTATAATGCCAACATCACGGGCATGCCACGCACGCCAGCCTGCGGCCTTACCTGAACCGAATGACTGGTCATATTCAATCTCAATAACATCATTGTAGCCTAAAAGATAGCTATACTGATTACAGAACTTTACTCTTTGATTACCAGGTGTGCCAACTTCAAACTTAGTGGAAGCAATAGGGTCAATCTGAATAGGTGCGTTAAACTCGTCACCGATGTTTTGTAGTCCACCCCAGAAAATCTCTTTTCCTTTGACGAAGGCCGTTGTTCTATACTGTGTCCAAAACTGATATGATCGTCTTGGGTAAATGTCGGCACTCTCGGTTACCCCTCGTTCTCCAAGATAGTCCATCACCCAAGTGGAGGTCCACTTGTTGTCGTGGTAATCCTCTTGATAGAAATGTCGAGAGTCGCCAGAGTTCCACACCATGAATGAGTATGGTTTGCCATCAGCACCGGTGCCAAAGTTATGAACTGAAAGATAACCTGGTGCTGGCTGTGGCCAGTAGTTTCTGAATAAGAATGCCATTACTTTTGCTCCTTATATGATTGCCATTTACCGAGTGGACATTCGGCGCTGGGCCACATAGTTTTGGCACTCATAAAACACCAGCACTCTTTACACTGTGTAGTTGATGCCACGTATTGGTCACATTCTTTACATATGTCCAATCTGTCTTTTGCTTTTTCTCTCCTGCGAGTATAAGCCGTTTCAAGTTTCAGCATAACCTTATATAGCAAAAGAGCGGGGATCTCTCCCCGCCCTCATATTATCGCTGCACATGCATATGATTAAAGTGTCCGGCAACTCGCCACAACACCGTATATCCCTCGCTCCTTAGTTCGCTGGCGAGGTGATCAAATCGATTTGCATATCCAGAACGTGCTTCAACCACGCCACGACCCACATTAATGTCGATGGCACGGCCTGCGTAGTGTGCCCAACCATGATGAACATGATGGACTCCTCCAAATCTTGGATGCTCCGATACACGGAAGCCCCTACGCTGCAAGTCATAGCCGAGGGCGACTAAGGAGTTTGAAGCATGACCGAAACCCCAGTGATCTTCTTGCTCCTGTTTATACGCCATGGCCTGTCTCTTGTTCTTAAAACGTGGCTGAGGTGAGACTGCCCAATCTTCGTTTCCACCACCAATAATGGCGGTGATCGGATCGGTTTCCTCAGCAACGGATGGCGCTGAATAGCGGCTTCTTGCCTCTGCGGTGCCCGCCAAAGCAAGTACCGTAAAGAGAGCAAATAAAACCTTCTTCATAATAGTACCTTTCTGTTATGCGCCTCCACGCACAATGCCACGACAACGAAAGATGAATGAAATGTGGGATTGATTTGGCCGAAGCCGACGAGGAGGAGGTTAGGGTGCCACCTGCCATTACATCCGTGGTCAGGCGGCGGTTATACGGACCGCAAGGTCGCAAGCCCGTATAATCTATTTAGTAAATCTACAGGCTTGGGAACTTGTCGGCAGCAATAGACGCTGCCCAAGCGGCTGGCTTCACCATTGGTGTAACACCAGTCATTCCCTTAATATAGCCCATAGCTTCACTTATAACGCAAGACGAACCATGCTTGAGGTCTGGATTGATATCAATATGTACCTCAAACTTTCTGTCACCGATGGCTTCTGCCAAGTCCAGATACAACTGGGCTGCCTTCATAACCTCGGTCATCAGTCTGATTTTTGGTCTGTCCTTTGACTGGTCGTAGTCACGTTCCGTAGTGATTTCACCAAAGACCTTTGCGCCTCGGTTACCATCAATGTGTACCACCACCACTGTAGCATAATCAGCGAACCAAACTCCGCCACGACGATGACGCTCCGAGTCGGCTCCGATATAGATTCGAGTTGATTCGGAGGTGTTTTCAATGTATTCTCTAACTTCATCTAAATCTAACCTCCGTACCATAACTCTCTCCTATAACCTTAAGTTGTCGTATGTTTCTTTGTTACCTATTTCACCTTTTAGAAAGGTGTTGAATGCCAGACTAATTCTGGTATAGTCGCTATCAGTTACTTCCACGCTATGTTGAATGTGCGATGGGAATAACACTAATCGACCTGTCCACACAGGGAATCGCCAATTGTCCGCATTGAAACCGTTGTTACTTTTCCTGTTGAAGTGTGGAAAGTATGAATACTTCTCACGATAAAAGTGTATTCTATCCGTATCTCCATTAGCATTTATATAGAGGACGCCAGATATGAAACTATTAAAGTGAGCATGTCTGAAATGTCCCTGTCCCTTATCGATAAAATTCAAGAAGGAGTGGGTTATATAGGCGCCAACATCATCCGAAGGTTCCTCAACCTCGGCAAGATATGTGGCAATGTTCTGCTCAACAAATGCCTTCAAATCTTTTAGGACAGGATTGTCCAATACCGAGGCGCTATTAGACATATTGTTACCGCTAATACCAACTTGGCAATCGGTAGAATATGACTGTATAGCATCCATTTCCTCTACAGTGAATCCTCTTCCGAGGTCATTGCAGTAGATAGGTACAGGGAATATTCCATACGTGGTATGCATCATTCTCTTTCTAAGTAACGCTCTACTATACGCTCTGGTGCAAAGAACTGTTTAACAGTCTCAACTACCAGGGCATTCTCATATGGCTTACATGAGAATACATCAAGGTAGAAGTTGCCAGAGTCATCACAAAAATGTGCTACGATGTTCGAGGTTTCAATAAGCTGGACTAATGTATAGCCCTGCTTGTCATCTTCACCAAAGTGAATAACCTGAGGCTCACCGTAGGCCTTCATGTTGATCTTCTTCACAAGAGCCTTGGCAAAGGCCTCAATATTGTTTTTGCTTGTAATGAGTTCTTTGTCCGCATTGTAGCAGTCGAGAACAAGATGATAACCCCATGCCATTAGATATCCCTTTGCTTAGTCTGTTTCTTATATGTTTCCCAGACTTCTTCAATAGCCTTGGGATTATATGTCACCTTGGTCATTGTTGCCAGTAGGCAGCTTTTCTGTTCATTCGGAACAGCAGCGGTAATAGCAATAGACTGTCCACTTGTCCAGATTGACTCAACAATACCTTCACTGTTTGTCATGTTCAATAGAATGTCATAACCTTTTTCAGTCATGGTCTTATCAAGATCCGCATTAGTAAGGCAGATCATTTTTTCATTTTCATCTTTCTTAGGCGCTTCGGCACTTCTGGCATGATCCGCATAAAGATTGAAAAGAGTGGCAGGGATGAAGCCAGCCAGAAAATATGCAACATGACGTAGTTTCATTTCTTTCTCCACTTTGACAAGACCTGCTTGACAATATCATAGACAACTGTAACAACAAACACCACGCCAGTAAAGACGAGGATATTCATCATCGTTAGAAACCCTAGCACGATAGTGGCATACCAAATGCTATACCACTCATTGATCAAAATATATTCCATACTTACCTCAATATGTCAGATGCAACATGTTCTGATAGGACATTAATGGCGGTGCATCTTCCGCCTTAGTCTTGACTTTTAGTATATACTTTCTGGCCTGTTCTGTCAATAGACGATCAAAGCCTTCGGGTATATGTATGCCTTCTACAAGATCGATTTCATTGTAGTATTGAGGACCGAATGTGTTTAGAAACTTAGCGGTCGCTTCATTCTTGTCTTTAGCGTCAAGGATCATAATCGCACGTTTATGACCCTCGGCAGGAACATTGTGATCCAGTGTTACGGTGTAATAGCACATATCAGCACCTCACCAATCAAACACATCCTGTTCGATCACCCGAGCACCAGGACTGTTACGGATGATAATCTGCTTCTTCTGATATACACGAGGTGCAGCAACAGCAGGTGCATAACCTTCGTAGTAATAACCACCACCATAATAAGGATATGTCTGGTTAGCAATAGCGGCACCAGCAATAGCACCAATGGCCAGACCAGCAGCGGCACCGTAGCCCCAGCCACCATATCCCCAACCGTATCCATAACCGCCGTAATAAGGACCCCAAAACTGGGCCTTAGCGGGAGTGGCAACAGCAAAAGCAATGCCGAGAGCGGCAACCAATGCGATAAACTTGTTTCTCATTTCAGTGTTCCTTTCAGAGAACGATAGAACCAGCATAGTTTTCGAAGAAGTCTTTAAGGTTTGCTTCGAAAGAAGGACTGCGACTTATATAGTCCCGATACAATTCATAGATTTCATCATAGACACGAGGCGCTACAAACTCGGTGTTTTCCTTATCGACAACTTCCCATTTGTTACCACCATCACGATACTCGATTTCCTCGATCAACTCGTCCGTATCATAATCACACAGGTCAACATCAACATCAACGGCGACTTCCCGATAAACAGTCTTGGTAACCATTTCCGTATCTCCTCTCACATTATGTCTAATAATAGCACACTGGAAAAGGAATGTCAATCAATATTTATCTATGCCTTAGTAATACTCACCGAAAACGAAGTTAAGGGTGATACGAGGACCGCCACTTCTCGGAACGGAAGAGGTGTGGCACTGGGTCAAAGGAAACAATACCGACTTACCCTTCTCGGCGGTGATACGTAGCTGGTTGGTAAAGTTACCATTCCAATTCTCAGGTCCATATCTCTTATGCACATAATCATAATGCTCATTGAACATAAAGGTATCACCATCAGCATCATTCACAAAGTAGAGGAAAGTCTCACCTCTAAAGTTCTCATCACCATTATCGATATGCGGTGGATGGTGAAAGTCCTCAGGATAAGAACCATCTTTTGTGTATAGATTGGCTTTGATACGCCAGATACGATTCTGGAATCTTTTGCCCTTATAGCGTTCAAGGGCTTCAACGATTGGTTGAACCACTTTTGGATAGTAATGACTTGAAACAATCTCGTTATTGATAAAGAACATATGACCAAAGAACGGTGTGTTTAAAGTTCGATGGTCATTAAACTGATCATAAGTGGCAACGGAGTTATAGTACCAAGGAAAACTCCCGTTTAGAAACTCACTCTCGATTTCATTCTGTTTTTCTCTTGATAGAAGGTTGCTAATGATTTCCATGATGTAACTCGCTTTTGAAATGTTCGTCTAACTCTAAGAACTTCTTGTATAGTTTTGGACCTAATTCTTCTTCTGGTGGTATAGACACCTTCTCATACTTAGGTCTAATACGGTGAAGGCCTTCGAAGCCTTCTGGTATGATGTTTGAATCCTGAAAGTCACCATGTATGTTGTCTAAGTCATAATCAAAGTGTGGTATACCTAAAAAGTGTTCTATGTGGGAGAGGTGATATCTTGGGTTTGATACAATGTCATCATAGCTAAAAAAGTGGACTCTATCACCAGCTTCACGTTTCATCTTTACGAAAGAATCCACATACTCTTTGGTGTATAGATTCCACATCTTGAAAGCAAAATGTTCAATAGCCGCTTTTGAGTGGTCTTTCTTTTCTCTTTTGTATAGAGTGACCCAACTTGCCATAATGCCAGGGATATCCCTTATAGAGGCAATAACTTTGATATCTTTACCAAACCACTTACTTGTTTCAGGCATACAATGTGACCAGTTTCTATTGCGGTCAATGATGATAGGTTCTGGTCGATGACTCCACATCGACTCAATTATACCCCTGTTCATATTAGCAAGTTGCTCTGGCATAGGATGGGTGATTACGGAAGGAGCCTCGTTCCACGTTTTGTTTGCAACGGAGAGGACATCATGTAACACAGTATTAGATGTTACATATACTTTAGGATTTTGGGAGAGTATGCTTGCCAAGACTGTGCCGCCAGATCGATGGAGTCCGGCATAGAAATGAATAGTCTGGCTCATTTAAGGTTTCTTATGATATCGTCAATCACAAAAGCATTTTGATAGAACTGCGTGACACAATAATCATAGTCACTTGGCTTTTCAAATAACTGATTAGTGTCCTCATACTCACATTTTTCGAGAGTGTCCATCCAAACAAGAATGTCGGGTTGATACATGTCACGATAGTATTCTGATGGACAAACAAAATCAGAGACAGCAACTATACCTAAGTTCTTACAAACGTTGGCCTTCTCCGCCATTCTTTGTGCCTGGCGGAGACGACCATCTAATGAAAAATCCCAATCATCATACATCTTACGAACATGATCACCATTGTACCATGCATATGATATCTTGTGTTCACCTAACTTGTCTAACAATGCTTTTGCAAACGTTGTCTTACCAGAACCAGGCAAACCCATGATCAGGATTTTCTTCATTCAGTTTAGTCTTTCGACCGAGATTGACGATGTGCTTCCCATGCCGATAGCACGAGCAGCACCGTAAGAGAGATCGAGACTACGACCCCGCACAAAAGGGCCACGATCATTAACAACAACAGTGGTGCATCCATGGTGACAAACTCTTAGATGAGTGCCGAACGGAAGTGTGCGATGGGCTGCGGTGTATCCATGAGGGTTGAAAACTGCCCCCGAAGCGGTGTGCCTGGAAAGTCTTTCACCGTGCCCGTAGAATGAAGCCACCATGCGACTCCCTCCAGAACCATGAGAACTGCTACCAGCAAACCAAGAGTCATTATCATTGCTTTGAACGCTGCGGCCATGTCTACTTTTTCCTTTCACTGTCTGTGGTGGTTGAGACTGACCGCCAAAGACTCCACCGAAAAAATCGGATAATGGGTCAGCGGCGGCAGAGGTTGTGAGGGTGATGAATAGGGCTATAGTAGTAAACACTTTATTCATAATGTATCCTTGTTAGATTGGATCGGGGACTTGGACTCGAACCAAGAACGATGGACCCAGAAACCATAGTTATGCCAATTTAACTATCCCCGAATAAAGATGGTGCCGAGAGTAGGGTTCGAACCTACCGTGCTTTAAGCGTCCGATTTACAGTCGGGTGCCCGTCCACTCAGGCGGTCTCGGCATAATGGTTGTCCCTGATGGTATCGATCCATCGTCTATCGCTTATCAAGCGATTGCTCTACCTTTGAGCTAAGGGACATCAACTCTTTAACTTTAGACCGGTCAATGGAATCTCATAGGACTCCACTGACACAATCTTTGAAACTCCTCTACAAGTAGCAATGAAACTTTCTGTATCTTCCCAGTTTCTAAAAGAAGTTTGGTATGTATTGCTACCATCTTTGATAAACACTATATACTGTTTACCTTCTTTTGTCAAGTCAATCATATCAAAACTCCTTACGAGACTGGTTACATTCGAAAGTGTACCAACCTTCAGCACGGCAGGCATCGATGATACGATGACGATCATCAAACATGGCACCAACCTGGAAACCAGGATTCTTTTCAAGCCACCATTTGATAATTCCAACCTTCATCTTGTCATCATCACCACGAAAGCCAAACGGACGCATATACACATCATCATTTGACATCCAAGGAATATGTTTATTGACCCAATCTAAAGTAGCCTCACGGAAACGTTCATCACGGGCAGTAACGATAATGACCTTATCACCCAGCCGATCATTAGCCAAAGCATGTAGAACGTCTAACACAGGCTGATAAGGTTCATCCAAATGCTGCTTTGAAAAGAACGCATCCCATTCCTTTTTACCATTCTCAAGATGGTGCATACGGTGTTCATTATCGGCCAGAGTGCCGTCAATATCAAAAATCCAAACCTTATTCATTCCTTTTCCTTTCTCATTATGTCTAATAATAGCACATTCGGAAAGGAATGTCAAGCTAAATGGTGCCGGTTAACGGAATCGAACCGCTATCAGAGGACTACGAAACCACTGTAATGCCATTATACTAAACCGGCGTAAACTGGTGCTCCTAGGTAGAATCGAACTACCGACTGTCCCGTACCAAGGGACTGTTTTACCATTATAACTACAGGAGCATGGTACTGGGACTAGGTATCGATCCTAGGCTCCGGACTCCACAAACCCGGGTGCTTCCATTACACTACCCCAGCAAATTGGTGCCCTCGGTCAGATTCGAACTGACACATCTACGGGTTTGAGCCGATTGCCTTTACCGTTTGGCTACGAGGGCATTATATGGTAGGCCAGGTAGGAGTTGCACCTACACGTTTTCTTTCGTCCGGAAGAAAGAAAACAGCGCCCAGCGTTAGCGCCACGGTTACTATTACGTCACTGACCTATAATGGTGCGTCCCCTTAGAATCAAACTAAGTCCTTCGGTACTTCAAGCCGACGTGCGGATCACCTACACCAGGGACACAAATGGCGCTCATATCCGGATTTGAACCGAACTCTCCACCTTGAGAGGGTGGCGTCCTGACCACTAGACGATACGAGCATAATAAATGAGGATGAGGCTCCCAACCCCTCGCCTGCTGCTCCTCGACAGCGCCCTCTCTCCTGCAAATTCTAAACAGTCACGAATAGAACCGAGAGGCATGATTTGATCCAGGCCTGTGGCGACTAACCCACCCGACATAATTCCGGAAACAGAGATCATGGCTACCTTTGGTGGACGTGAGAGGAATCGAACCCCCAACCTTCTCCGTGCAAAGGAGTTGCGCTCCCAATTGCGCCACACGCCCATAATGGCGACTCGTAGGGGATTTGAACCCCTTATCTCTGCCGTGACAGGGCAGCGTCTTAAACCAATCCGACTCACGAGCCATTTATATTTGGTGCCCCAAGAGAGAGTCGAACTCCCAACCTTCTGATCCTAAGTCAGACGCCTCTACCAATTGGGCTACTGGGGCATATTTCGTCTCACGCCAACAGTGGCAAAATGACAGTGAGACTACTTCCTCGCCACATTCGAGGGTAATTGGTGCGGAATGATGGAATCGAACCACCGACACCCTGCGTGTAAAACAGGTGTTCTGCCATTGAACTAATCCCGCAATTGGCGGAGGATGAAGGAATCGAACCATCAACCTTTCGGTGCCGCAGTTTTCAAGACTGTTTGTGCCCCAGGCACGGCATCCTCCATATTGGCGGAGAGTATAGGATTCGAACCTATGGAGCCGATTAAGGCTCAACCATTTAGCAAACGGCCGCTTTCGACCACTCAGCCAACTCTCCATTATAACTTAACGTGGTAAAATAACTACCTTTGCAAGTCTCTCATTAATAAGGTTTGTAGTATCTTCTACAATGGCATTGATAGTTGCATCATCCAAGTTTGGTGCATGTTTCTTAATAATAGCAAAATGCTGATCTTTTACTTCTTGTGATACTTCTGTCATGTTACATTCCAAACTGGCGTTTTACAGTATCAACGATTTCGTCAATGACCGTATTGATTTCATCATCCGTCTGTGTTACACCGAACTTGTCACGAAGGATGGAGATGATAGCATTTCTTGTTTCATCTGTCAAGTTAAACATTTCTTACCTCATTGGCTCATTAGAATGTTAATATCGCTTACAATGAATCCTACAGTGACAGCGATAGCAAAGAACAAGGCAAGCCTAAAGATAGCCTGCAATTTTAGTTGTTCTCTATTCATTATATATCACCTTCTCTAAATGGTCTGGGTAGCTGGACTTGAACCAACAACCTTCCCGCCCCAAACGGGATGCTCTACCAATTGAGCCATACCCAGATTATACTGGCAAAGGTGCCAGGAGTCGAACCTGGGCTTGCGGTTTTGGAGACCACCGTGCTACCGTAACACTTCACCGATATGGGTGCGGGTGTGGAAACTGCCCCCACTTTTAGGTGCGTATGAGACACCTGCGATACTATACCGCCCACCCGCAATAAACTATATTAGTGGCTTGACACATGCCCTCATTTAACCTATCAGCCCTAAATCAATAAACGATAGGCACCACTAAACTGGCCTCCACGGCAGGAGTCGAACCTGCATTTACGTTCCAGTTACCTTACTCGACGTTCGTAGCGCCGGCGGATACGTGGAGATAAACTGACGATAACTATTCGGCTCTCGGTTTAGCGTCAACGGCTGTTAACCACTCCCGAACTTGTTATCGTAGGTGAGGAGTGACCTCACGCTCCCCTTTCGGGGCACACTTGGAGCGGAAGGGTGGTACTAACCCACCTTCTATACGTTGGCAACGTATCGTAATATCTTTATACTACATCCGCAAACTTGGAGCGGGCGACCGGATTCGAACCGATTCCAACAGCTTGGAAGGCTGTGTCCTCTCCCAGGAGAACGCCCGCATTAATGGAGGATCCATCCAGATTTGAACTGGAATCCCATGGGTTAAAAGGCCAGTGCTTTACCTATTAAGCTATGGATCCAAAATAAAGTAGGAACATAACACTCTCCATACCTTCTCGGAGATCAACCCGATATCTTACTTCACAGAGCCAGCGTCCTGTTGTTATGTTCCAAATTGGCGTCCTGCGTCCGATTCGAACGGTCATTCGATCCAGGGTTATAAATCCCTTCACGGCACCATGCCAGACAGAACATAAATGGTAGACCGTGAGGGATTCGAACCCCCGTCAAGAGATTAAGAGTCTCCTGCTAAAACCAACTCAGCTAACGGTCCATATAATTGGTGACCCCTAGGAGAATCGAACTCCTCTTACAAGATTGAAAGTCTCGTGTCCTAACCGATAGACGAAGGGGCCGTATTGGCTCCGGATTGGGGAATCGAACCCCACTAACCAGTGATTAACAGTCACGTCCATGCACCTTGCTCGGATTCTCCGGAATAAATCTATTAATAGTAAATGGAGGTCTGCCTCGGAATTGAACCGAGTCCTCAAGGATTTGCAGTCCTGTGCCTTACCATCCGACCCGCAGACCAGTTACTATAACCATATTCAATTGTCAAACAGCCTTTAGTTAGGCAATCTTATACTCTTTATACTTGCGCTGTAAGGTAACAGTACCTTGCGCCTTCAAGCGAGTATAGTCCTTGAATGCCGAACCATCTTTATCGTGGTACTCTTTACGATAGTTTACCCGACCGTTACGATCAGAGGCTTCAACTATCCAAAAGTAATCTCGTTTAACAGTTTCGTCCTTCATGTCATCTCTCTCAATCGTTCGCATACTATATAGGCTCTAAAACACAAAGTCAAGAACTTTTTTCACTTTTTTCTGCGACAACTTGACGCACCCTTAATCTATTGACTTTGTAGACTGTTGACATACCTGGTAGAGGCGGAGGGATTCGAACCCACGGTAAATCCGTTATGAGCGGATGGCCTTAACCACTTGGCTACACCTCTATAGAATGGCGGTCCCGGAAGGATTCGAACCCTCGACCTTGGGAGTAGAAATCCCCTGTTCTATCCAGCTGAACTACGGAACCATTTCTGAATTGTCCGAATAGTATATAGGCACCCGGACGATTTGTCAAGCAAAATTTGCCAAAAAATTTTCATTTATGTTTTTCACAGGAACTTTCTGTAGAATAAAGGAAGGAGTGAAGCCAGCGAAGCCACCTCCACGTTCAAGGAATTGGCATAGTTCCTGTGCGTCATCTTCAAAGAAAAACTCCGCAACAACCTGCTCACTGGCCTTTTCATACACACGCCAGTATAGCTGGTCATCGGCATCGAACTCGTGGTAATATTCATAGTGCTTCATACTTTAAGTCCTTTGAATTTGTTGCTCTTGAAGTTACCTGTTGGTGCAGGAGTAGGTTTGAAATCCTCACCTGTATCAACAATGTCCTTTGCTGATGCTTCTACATCATACAGCCTCATCTTCGTCTTGTCAACCCCTATGACATCTCTTTTGTGCCGTGAAGGATCCGCATAGCGGTTCTTCAATTGCTTAACCATAATCTGGTTCAACTGCTCTAACTGTTCTGTAACAATAAGGGCCACAAAGAAGTCTGCGGTTGCAGGAAGACCGAAAGACTCGGAAGTATCAGTAAGGTCAGGGTCGGATGAACCATAGCCACCTCTGGTCAACTGTGTGGCTGACCAGATAGGCACATTGAACTCTACCGCCAATCCTCGCAATTCTTCGGCAATCGATTTGATATAGGTGTATGAATTGACACCGTTGCCTGGCTTGATACGAGCCGAGGCACAAATGTTAAGATAATCAACCATGATAACATCTGGCACGAATCCTTTCTTGAGGTTCAATTCGTTCAACAATGACCTGAAATGGACAGTGGACGCCGAGGCAGTTGGATACTCCTTGACAATCAACTTACCATTGGTCTTGTTCTTAAGGTTCTCAATCTTCTTATCATACAAGTCTCTTGGAAGAACCATGAGGTCGTCCATTGAGATGTTAAGAACATTGGCATCGATACGTTTGGCGACTTCTTCTTCGGCAAGTTCCATTGAGATATACAGGACATTCTTACCCTGGTTTATGTAACCAGAAGCAAAGTGACAAAGAGTAAGTGACTTACCGACACCGACACCAGCCATAACGATGTTGAGAGTTTTTCGAGGAATGCCATTCTTGGTAATCTTGTTAAAGTAATCCAAGTCAAATGGCAGTCTTTCTTCTACACGGTGGTAGTATTCAAAACGATCATTGGCTTGTTCTATATAATCGTGACCAACATTCGGATCAAAAGATATACCCAAAGCATCAGACAATAAAGAAGGTATAGCGCCCTTAGTCTGTTTCCCTCGCCCATTCATAATCTCCAATGATGTAGTGATGGCATTATAGATGGCCTTCTCCTGACAGAACTTTTCAGTATTGTCCAAAAGCCAATCTGTGTTAGTCTTTTCTGCGTCATCATTAAGTTCTTTTAATGTTTCACGCAAGTTCTTAACAGTATCATCCGTCGTTCCACGAATGTTACTAATCTCAATATCAAGAGCATCAAAGGTTGGTTGTTGATTGTATTTAAGGACGAAGCCGGCTACTTCGTTAAAAAGTAGCCGGTCTTCCATACTGGAAAAGTATTCCTCTTTAAGAAACGGTAGAACCTTCCTCGTGTAATCCTCGTTCTTGATCAGGTTCTTTAGTATCGTTTGTTCCAGTCTCACTCATACCCTCCGCTTCCGATGCATCTAACAATAGAGTATTTAAAATCAAGCCCAATGCAGCATTGAACTTTTCATTCTTCCTCAATGTTACCATAGATAGATCGTTTGTCTTGTCGATCTCATATTCAAAAGATATTCGAGGAATGTCATCCTCTCCTAACTTAAATGCGACAGTGGTGTAATGATACACCACTCCGGCGAATGGGTCAAGCATTAATTCAATAGGACAGGTAGAACCATCCTCTTTAGGGTTAAACAAGTCATCTCGAAACTTGTAATCAGTTCCCAGTTCCATCTTCTTCTACCTCCGCATTATATTTGCCATAAAGGAAGTCTGCTTGACAACCTTCTTCAATCAAGTCAAGAACATCCTGTGTAAAGAACTTTTCAGGGTTCTTTTTGATGGCCTTTTCAAACTCTTTACGACCATCTGGGAACTCATACTTGTTTGATACTTTCTTTACAATACCATACTTTTCAGCAAGTGTCAATAGACCATAATACTTGTCCAGACCTTCCTGATAGTTTAGCCAAGTCTCTACCTTGCGATCCTCAATGGTCATACGTGACTTCTTAAGGTGTGCAGTAATGACCGCACCGGTGCGGCCGTCATCGTCGTCCAGCGTCTTGTCCTTCTTCTTTGATAGAAAGACAATGGTTGAAGCGGCGTATTCAAGACCTGAACCACCACCCATCTTCTTCATTGGAACATATGAACCAACTACATCATAGACATGATTGGTAACGATTAGTGGAACTCGTGCCTTACCAAGTTTAAGTGTAAGAACACGGAACGCACCACGCACCAACTGGGCACGGGTCATATCACGAGTATCTTTACCGTCGGCAATGTCCTGCATCTCTTTATCAGTTGATAGATTACCAAGTGAATCGAGGACGAAGATCATTGGTGGCTTTTCTTTGCCTTCAATATACTTGTCCAGGATCTTGACTGCCTGTGTGCGGAACTCCTGAACAGTAGCAACAGGAACAATAGCCACACGCTTGGCATCAATACCACGATCAGTAATAAACTGTTTAGAAATGGCAGACTCGGACTCAAAGTAGAAAACAAAGCCGTTTGGATTATCTTCCAAGAACTGCTTTGCCACATTGAGAGCATAGAATGTCTTACCAACAGAAGGCTCACCTGCAAATGCTGTAACCTTGTTCTGTGGTAGTCCACCATAGATTGAACCAGATAGCAAGGCATTCATGGCATATGAGCCAGTGCCAATGAAACCTGAAACGTCACCAGCAGCAACACCGTCATCGACAATGCCTGCATACTCGTTATCAATCTCTGAAATTAGCTGGTTAAAAATATCTGACATAAGTTTCTCCTTGTTGTCAGTCAGTCGCTATAACAATCTCGTTACGCAACTTCCTTAAAGTGTTTTTGCAATTCGGGTGATAGTTTCTTTAACAGGTCACCACCCACACCTACACGAACCACGTTAGCAAGTTCGATGATGTTATTAGTATCTATACTCTCATCTGGCACAAACTCATAAAGACGAGCAGGTGAATGTTTATACTTTTCGTCTTTCTTATTCTTCGCCATGATAGATCCTTTCTTTGGTAAAGTCATATACAGTTGGACACTTGGACGCTAAAAAGTCCCATAGTTCTTTCTTGGTGTTTAAGTTCTTGGTTACTTCTTCAAACTCCTCTGCCAGATTTACTCCTGCGTCATTAGCCGAATGAATGAAATGTAGGTCAGTAGAATAGTAATGCAGACCAGTGGCCACGGCATTCATACCATCATTGTTAAACCTTGTTACATTGAACTTGGCATCAAATGCCTGGATGAATGAGTCATCTCTTGAATTGCCACGATGTAAAGACTTATCAACATCGCAATAGCTTCTTCTACCAACATCACGCCAATATTCAGTATCATCTCTATATGAAAGAGAATAATGTAAGGCAACAAACTGTGCAAAGCCGTCAAACATAGAACGACAAGACCAGTTGAAACTATTACGATCAAACTCTGAAACCATATGGGCTTCTTGGTCTCTATCAATAGCACGAAGCAGACGAACAAGGAACATATGAACCGAATATAGCCCGTTGCTTTCTAATGGCTCGATGAAGCCAGCAGATAGACCAATGGCACAAACATTCTTAACCCATAGACGATTGTAGATTCCTGTTCTAAACTGGATCTTGCGGAACTTTTGATCTTCACGCAATTTACCCTTGCGCTTTAGGTGTGCCTTAAATTCTTCCAATGCTTGCTCATCGGAAACATACTTATCAGAAAAGACATAACCAGTGCCAAGTCGGCTCCATAGTGGAGTATTCCACACCCAGCCATTTTCAATAGCCCAACAATCGGTGTAAGGCACAATCTCCTCACGCTTGTTATCATATGGAATCTGTGCTGCCCATGCAGAGTTGTTTGGTAGAATGTCCTCATATGAATTGAATGGTTCATTCAAGGCACCACCAAGAAGGATTGATCTGAAACCGGTACAGTCAATGAATAGATCGGCAGTAATCTCCTCGCCCGTGTCCAGTACCAGCTTTTCAATACCTTCTTCATTTGTCAATATGTCTTTGACCAATGCTCTGATATGCTTTACACCTCGTGGCACGGCATAGTTGTCACGAAGCCATATAGCAAACTTTACAGCATCAAAATGATATGCAACATCTCGTTGAAATAGAAAGCTGGGAATCTTGGCATCGATATCAACACGGTTAGCATTAACCAGTGACATGATTGGATAGACACAATCAGCATAGTCAGATACAGGTGTGTTAGGATAGAGGAACTTTTTTAGATACCAATCATTCTTGGCATACTTGTTACCTGTAACATCAATACCACCGAATGGATAATGGAATGTGCCTGCGCCCTTCTTATAAAAGTCAGTGAAACTAATAGACATCTTATAAGTGGCATCACAGGCCTTCATAAAGTCAGTATCTTTAATCTGTAATAGACGCAGCCATTCATTGATGAAGCCTAAAGTGGATTCACCAACACCCACTGTAGGGGTGTTGGGATCCTCAATAAGAACCACTTCTCGTCCTGGTAATCTTTGTATAAGGGTGGCAGCGGTCATCCAACCGGCTGAACCACCGCCTACAATGACAATCTTATTGATTGGTTTACTCATGAGAAGAAATCCTCCAGACTTGCTACACGTTCCGCTTTCCAATCAATAGCATTGAGAATGATCTTCAATGGTTCAAGGAACGCCTTATCGAACTGTGTATTATAATCGATATACTTGTGTAAGTCAAACTCTTCCGGCAAACCACTGGCTGGGAAGCTAATGATGTTTGACTGAATATGGTTTGGCTCTTTCAAGTATATGTATTTAAGTTTCTCACCAGTCTGAATCATCGGATACTTAGAAACAAGGCTATTGCTCCATAGAAGGTGATTATATAAGATAGCACCACGAACATGAATAGGACATCCGGATGCAAATAGGCTCTTTTTATCTTGCCACTTAACGAGAGCATTGAGGCCACGAGGAAATGAAATGTCCGCCAAAGGCAGAGTTTCAAATTCACCACGGAAAGTTTCAATGAAAGACTGAATAGCCGCTTCGTCTGATCCAAAGATAACATCAATAGATTCCCTTAGTTTCTCTCGACATGCTGTAGGTGTGGATGACTTGATCATTTCAAGGCCCATAACCTTCTTCTTTGGCTGGGCATACTGCACACCCTCGGAGTTATGGACGTTTAGAATGTATCGTTTCTTGGCAGTCCAGATTGCTTTGTCTGCCAAGACTTCACGCTTCATGACAATCTTTTGTTGAAAGACGTTAGTGTATTCGCCAAGTTCTCCGCAAGCCTGATCAATAACAGGTTGCAGTTTACTTTCACATACTCTGTCCAGGAAATGGATGGCTTTCGCAGGATCTTTAACATCACCAGGCAGCGTCTTATATACCACTTCTGCAAGGTTGAGATACACGGAGTCAGTATCGACTGCAATAACGAAATCTTCATTTGTCTTTAATACCTTTCTGAGATATGTATTAAGTCTATTTTCGATCCACCGTATGGAAAGCTGACCCGTAGTCGTGACCGCAATCGCATTACGTAGGTCGAAGAACCTAAAATACTGCGAACCCATTGCACCGTATAGGGAGTTAAGGGATACCTTTTTAGAAAGCTGGAGGTTCTTGAACTTTGCAATCTCTTTTTTGAGTTGTGCTTTCTTTTGCGGGTCAGTCTCAACCTCGTATTTTGTTTCAGCATCTAACATAGCCTTCTTATAGATTTTGCGGTCAGCAAACATCTTCTCAATCATTTCAGGCATAAAGCCTTGCTTGTCACGGCGATAGAACTGACCGTTAGCCGTCAGGCAAACATTGTCAGCGTTAAGGCAAGATGTGTCGATGCCCTTACAAAGAAGTTTATCAACGGATACCCCATCGGAGATAAGACGACGCATATCATCAGTATAATCGTCCACTTCAACAATGGTTTCGGGAGAAATGTTGCTTCCCATAATAACAGACGGATACTCGCTGTTAACATCGAAAGAAGCCACCCAATTGTGAAAACCCACAATAGGGTCTTTAACATAAGCACCAACGTATGCAGCATCTTTCTCATGCCTTTCAATAGGTGGAACTACAATGTTCTTTGCCTTAAGATGGTTGTAACAGATAACGTCCCACATACGGACTTGTGTAAACACGTCCTCATAGTTACACTTGTTATCATATGAGAGAGTAAGAGCCAATTCAATTAGCTTATGCTTCTCTTCCAACCTGCGAACGATATCAACGTCTTTGATGTTATAGTCAATGAACATTTGATAGTTTTCTTTATACAGGTTATGGAGAGAGCCATACTCCTCATACGATAACTTGCGTTCACCCAGTTCAACGTGACCGATATTATCCAACTTATAGGATTCTTGTGACTTGCCATCAGGAGCATACCAACGGTATAGCTTCATGAAATCAAGTAGAGGTACACCAAGAATACCATAAGTATTCACCTTCTTCATACCAACGTCAACGAGTCGTGGAGATATAACATTCCATGGTGATAGCTTCTTAGCTTCACTATCACCAAATAGCTTGATGATACGGTTGACCATGTAAGGGATATCGAACGCTTCAATATTCCAGCCAGTCACAACGTCAGGTGTGTTAGATTGCCACCAGCCAACAAACTTACGAACGAGGTCAAACTCATCCGAACATTTGTAATAGATCACATCGTCACGAGTGTTATCATAGTCACCACAACCGAATGTAGTGAACATGTTATTCATGTGAACTGTGATGGCTATTAGAGGTTCATTGGCATCGTCAGGTTCAGGAAAGCCATTGTCAGAACCCGTTTCAATATCGATGTTGGCAACATTAATGTCATTGATGTTCCAATCAATCTGGCCAGGGAACTCGTCAGCAATGAAACAATACTGATAACGATTGTTGCCATAAATCTTGAAACTTTCAACGCCTTCATACTGCTTGATAAAGTCACGAGCCTCACGGATTGAACCTTGCTTAACAGGTCCAACATATTGTCCGTGAATGGTCTTGTATTTGGTTGGCTTATCGGAATGCACGAATAGCGTCGGGTTATAATCAATTCTTTGATTAACCCGACGGCCATCCTGAACACCACGGTATAGGATCTTGCCGCCCCATACCTCAACATTAGTATAAAATCTATTCATTAAGGTGTGATAATCTTGCTTGAGGGTAACTGGATTCCACCGAACAGACTGTTATACTGATTTAGAAAGTCTGTTAGTGGTACTGCTGTTGTTACAACGAGGTTACGATTGAAGGTTAGTTCTTTCGTCTCGCTGAATTGTAGGTATGGTGCAAGACCAACCTGTGGTGTCTTGGCATCCATACGGTCCGGAATCACAACGATACGGACAGGATTCTTAACTGTAAGAGTGTTATCGGTCTCTGATAGAACCTCAGCGATAACTTCCTCACCACCGAGGAACTTGATAAGTGTTACATTTGTAGCCATTAGTCTGCAATCTCCATTAGATAGTCATAAACTCCAAGTGTGATCCACTTGAATGGTACAGTAGTCACCCGACTACCATATTCATTAGTGTAAGTGTAAGCATTGTCCTCATCAGCAATCTTACCAATGCGCTCCCACTTACCGTCGAAAGCCCGCTGCTTGAACTCGACCTCATAAACCTTCATATTCTTTTCACTTGTAATCATACGCAATCTCCTTAGTCCCATAGACCTTGATAATACTTTCCGAATAGTCGGAAGCCGTTTTGTATTCTGTCATTATACAACTTCATGCCATCAAAGTCAACCCAATAGTCTGGATTGGTTTGATTTACTTGATACATGGCGTTTTCATCATCTTCACTACCTGAAACAAGAGTCCATTCATAATCCGTTTCACCATGACGGAACTGATCTTCCCAGGAATCATCAAGTTTGCTTTCAAAGGCAAAGATCATTTCATTGAGAACCCATTCCCATCTGTAATGGACCCAGTTATCATGGCCATCAGGATTGCCATATCGCATATATGGAGGCAAATCTTCGTCATCAACCAGTTGAGAACCGTGCTTGGTTTCCTGTAGTTGCTTGAGCATTGGAAGGATGATGTGTGCGAGAGTGTTATCCATTGACCAAGTATCATACTTATCAATACGAACCTTGATATCACGCTCACCACGGATTTTATGAATCCGATCACAAAGATCACTCACCCAAGTCTTGGCAAGCCAATCACCAATCTTGTCTCTGGTTTCTTCACTTGCGAATGGAATGAGATTTGCGATTTGGTAGGGACCCCACCAGTTTTTATACGGTCCGAGATAAACTTTCATAATGTTTCCTTATTTCAACTTTAATGTTATAAGCGCAGGAAGCGCAGACTACGGAACAACCGTGCTTTTCCATAATCTCTTGCACGGACGGAACATCACCTTCATGATGCTCAAGGATTTGTTTAACAGTATTGGAAGATAGGGCGTTACAGGAACATAAGATCATTGCTTCCTCTCCTAATACTATATATTATAGCAGAAGCCTCGGAGGTGTCAACATGCCTATCAATAGTTGGACAATAAATCTTGTTTTAGGACTCATTTTTTCCGTCATGGTAGGTGGTGGCATCTACGTATGGAAGTCTTCCATTGAAGCAAAAGCCTTGATCGAATACAAGACGCAGCAAATAGAAAAGATGTTAGAGCAACAAGAAAAAGCAATGAAAGATACCGCTGCCATGTTGAGAGAAAGTACCGAGATTGTGGCTGACCTCAAAAACAAGACTATTGAGATGAATGAGAAGTTTAAGAGCCTTGATGTATATCTTGACAACCAACCCAAGGATCAGAAACAATCATCGGAAGTCTTAAAGAGAACCTTCAAGGAACTATCACAATGAAAAGACTAATAATCGCCTGTCTATTCTTGGCTGGTTGCCAGTCTACCGCAGTTACGACAAGAGTGGAAGTCATTACACCTCCAGATCAAATGTATGATTGCCCTATCAAGACAAAGTGGCCCAACTATAAGACACTAAATGACACCGAGGTGGCCAAAACGATTGTTGAACTCTATAAGAACAACACCCGTTGTAAAGCCTCCATCGATGCCATTCGTAAGTATCTAACGGATTCTAAAGCCCGTATTGAGCGTTAGAGTTTGGTTGGATCCGTTGGATGTGAGGCGTTAGTAACGTTGTTATCCTTAGCGGCAACACCAACACCAATTAGACCGAGAACGAATGGCCATACTTCATCCAGTGGAGGAAGAGGCATTGACTCTGGCCAAACACCAGCATACTTTAGACCATAAGCTACCAGCGGAATAAGAGCGGCAACGGTGGTCTTCCAGTTAGCCTTTAGGTTTGCGAGGTTCATTAGACACTCCATAATATCGTCCGGAATTGGACAATACTATTTAGTGAATACGAAGTTTAAAGTAATCCGTCTCTCATGGAATCTTGGTGGTGAGGAAGCATGTTGAGTTTGAAGATCAAATAGAACACCCTTACCCTTCTCCGGAATCACCCAGGCAGTCTTGGTTACGCTGGCCGATGGAAATCTCTCGTTGAACATATACGTAGGTCCATCGCTGGCGTCCACATAGTATAGAAAAATCTCACCCTCTCCAATCGTATCTGTCTTTTCGTCATACACGTCCACATGCGGAGTGTGAAAGCAACCATCCGGATAGTTAGGTTGCTGTAGATACATGTTGGCCTTCATACGAAACAGACGTTTCATGAAAGGCCGTTTCAGCCGTTGTTCTAGAACTCTCACAATTGGTGTAAAGTATATAGAGTAATCGGATTGTGATTGAAATTCATCATATAGCATGTTAACAAAGAACGGAGTCTCTTTTACGCCTTCTATCTGTTGAGGATAGTTAGGTATGTAAGAGAAGTCACAAGTATTGTCTTGATAGAACCATGGTATTCGGAGTGCCGTCGTCTCTATCAAATCTTGCTGATCTTTCGTCAACAGGTCATCAATAATGATCATCTATCACCTCTCATATGGATACTTTCCATTCCACTTAGAACATCTGGGTTGTGAGGTACATTCACGACAAATAGGAACATCAACCACCTGACCATCTTTTCTGACCACTTGACCATCGAAACTATAGCCATTCTTGTTCCACGGCAGGTTTCTTTCCCATGGCTGTAGACCTCTTTTATATCTATCTGACGCCGTTATAGTGCCTTCAATAGGCTCCGATGATGATGTTAGTTTCTCTACCTGCTCATCAGGTATTTCTGGATATAAGTTTTTGTGCCAGAACTGTTTGACTGATGGTATGTTCTTATCATTACCATATGTCAGAAAGTCATTACACTTACCAGAGTCCAGCCACCATGATAATGGTTCACCGTCAGCATGTATCGCATTTACAGGACATGCTTTGATACAATCGTCACAACCTACACACCTGTTCCATAGTTTGTAGTTTACTCTGGTATGTGTCGGTATATCTGTTATCTTATCATCAAATCTGAAAGCGGCAATATGATGATCAAAGCCGAACCTGTAAGAATAGATTAGAGAGTTTCTGGCACGAACTCCAAGTCCTGCCAATATGGCAGCTTCTTTATAGTTGGTGTGTATCTGATGGAACTTGTAATCTGTTTTACTTAGAATGTTTACCGACTCACCATACAAGGTATAATCCCATGTATGACCCGAACGTATTAGAACAATGGCTTCGGTTTCTTTAAAGTATATGTTGTTGGTGAAGTTTTCTGGTATGTAAAGGTTGATTAGTTTAATGGGATGCAGGGCACATCTTCTTAATGCTTCCGCAGAAAGATACCCTACATCCCATTCATCTTCGTTAAAGAGACTTTTTATCTCATTAAACGAAATGCTCATTAGTTAATCTGATAGATTGCCGTACCACAAGATGGCTTGATCACAGGGGAACGTTCCCACGGACGAAGCCAACCATAGTGCCAAGTTCCACCAACACAATACATACCACGATGAACCGGAACAGACCAGTCACCAGCGAAGGGCGGATCCTGCACAGGGTTATAGTATGTTCCATAAGGAACATGATTGTGGGCGAAAGCCGAGGTGCTAATAAGCACCGCAGCAATCATAGCAAAGTAACGGATCATAGTCCGAGAACACCAAGGCCAAGAAGGCCACGCTTGCCCTTTGGAGTGATATCAATAGAGATATCAGAACCATCGTTATCAACATCAACGTCAGCACCTGGAGGAGCCGTAACAACAAGACCGTGTGGGGTATACTGTGCGGCTGGTGCATAGACACCGTTGCTCTTGGTTGCACCAGGAACAGCAACAGTCTTACCGTTGTGTGTCTCGTCCAGAGTGGTTAGAGCGGATGCAGAAACCGTTAGACCGAGAACCATTGCTGCTGATAGAATTACCTTATTCATTATGTTCACCTTTATGTTAGAATATATGTTGCGATATCACCATCAAACTAATCCATGCCCAAATGGTATTGAAACCAACGAGAGTCGGTAACAACTTCTTATTGCTTGCCCAGATTAGTGAGAGTGACGTTGCCAGGGTTAGAATGTATAACCACCAGATTTGATAACCCCAAATCAAACCTGGAATGATGATGATTGCTTTGGCAGCCCAAGACAGGGCTTCGACTATATTGTAGTTAGTCCAGTATTCTTTCGTAAACCACATGCCATAACAATCACGAATCTTATCGAAACCTGAATGCCCATATACGATTACAATTGCAACTACCCAAATACTAGTTGCTATCAACGCCTGCTGTGTTATCATGCTCTACCTTATTCACAAAGTTTTCTGGGTGCTTCAAAATTTCCGCAACAAACTTACAAAACTCTAAAATCTTTTCTTTGTCGTAATTGGCTCCCAGCTTACCTTCTTCACGAATGTATGATGACAGAAGGCAATATGCCTCTGAAACGGCGGAATGGCTAACCTTATCTTCTACGAGCATTTCTATCTCCCTTAACATTTAAACTTTACGACGGCATCTTTCCACTCACCGCCCATAGGCACCTGCGCTTGAACTGATTTAAGATGACAAACACGTGGCTCAACTTTCATCTGGTGTGTTTCACACTCACCTGACTGTAAGCAAATGCTGATAACAGCAAAGACTAATTCTTTCATACTATACTCCATAAATTGTTAATGCTGAAAGGTACATAATACCTAACATCAATGAGCCTCCAATAACCGCACCTAATAGTTTCAACTCCAGATTATCACTCACCTTGCGACTGGGCGCTGGCTCGGTGGTAGTACCGCTCGAATATTGACAAACGATCTTCGACCGAGTATGAGTCGGGAATTGGATAACCTTTGACTTTTTGCCAGACATGTTCAGCCATCTCCAAAGTATGTTCATGATCCGCTTCATATGTGCGAAGGATCTTTAAGACCTCTACCCGCTTATCTATCTTTGATTCTGTCGTCATAATACACCATTAGTTTGCATAAGTCAATAGTTTTTTGTAAATCCTTTAAACGTATCTGGTGTTCTGCCAAAATCTGTAATTGCTCGTTCCTGTTCTTGCAGGAACTTATCTCTCTCAATATCTCTATACAGTCTTCCAGATCCTCGTTGAGGAGTTCGAACATGATTTGTTTCCTTGTTGTGGATCCAATTGTCACATTCTCTAATCTGTCCGCATTGTGGCGGCTTCATTGTTGGTATGATGAAAACCTGGTCGAGAATAGGTATGGTCATATAAAAGAATATGAACACCGCACCAAATGTAAATGGTTTCTTCTCGTACCAGATTTTCAGCATGTTAGTTATTTAGTATAGTTGATTTTCTCGTTGACCCACTCTTGGTATTCTTCCTGTGTGACATGGTATGAGATTACCAGATCAAAGGCGTTTAGTAGTTCATCATCAACACCAATAACATCATCGGAGTTATCAATCTTATCCGGTTTACAGTTCAATCGATATGCTTCTTTCAAAGACTCCACAACCATTCTATCAATCTGCGGATCAGGTATATTAACTTCCACTTTCATCTTACCACTCCGGTGCGAATGATTTGCCACGAGTAAAAACATACGATACATCCGATCCGTATGCAGGACAAATATGTATCCGTTCAGGAATACCATTGCTATCTTTTTCACCTGCTTCACCACAAATGAAAAAGACACCAAATAGTTTCTCAGGAAAAACATTGTGACGAAGGAACTTACTCATTCGTTCAATGCGGTCAGCAGCCTCGTTATAGTCATCCTGGCTACATTCATCCCAGTTACGGAGACGTTTTACAAGTTCTTCATTTGTCATTTTATCGGTCATTTCTTCACCTGTAACATAATGTTGACACATTCTAAAACTAAATAAGATAGACATCATATCACAAGGAGGACACAATGTCAAGAGCAGAATATATGGCCGAGTATAGAGAAAGGAAGAATAATGGTTCCTTTCAAGATAAAAGAGTAAAGAATAAGGATCTAATAGACAAATGCCTAAACTGCGGTACCGAACTCGGACCAAGAGTAAGAGCAAACCGTCCTAAAAAGTTTTGTAATAATAACAAATGCCAGCATGAATATAATAGAAAGCGGGCAATAGACCTCGGTATAGCAGGAATAGGATCAACCAAAAGATTCCTATCCGAAACCCGAGGATATAAATGCGAAGAATGTGACATTAGCGAATGGAACGGAAAACCTATTATTTTAGATTTAGACCACATCAACGGTAACTCCAACGATAACGGGTTGGTAAATGTTAGATTACTATGTCCTAACTGCCATTCCCAAACTGATACTTATAAAGTAAAGAACAGAGGGAATGGCAGAAAGAGAGTTGGAATAGAACCTAAACCTTTTTACCCAAAGTTGTCAAATCTTGATCATCAGTAATAAACATAAGACCACCTTTGTTCCATAAAGGTCCGACACGCTTTGCCTTGGCCAAGATTGCCTCTCTCACATGCTCGGGCTCCTTGTGTAGATTAGCCATGATAGAACGATTGGCGCAGGAAGACGCATCACCTGACATGCCTGCGGATTCGTATTGAGCCGTTGACCGATCTACTTTTAGAGACTCGGCATATTCTTTTGCCCAGGAAGTATTCTTAGACTTTTTTATTTTGATTTGTTGGGGTGACACACCCATCTTGATAAGCCAAGCGTCATGCTCGGAACGGTCGTATTTGCGTTGCTTGCGCTTGCGCTGATTGGTTGTGGTATAATAGGCTGGTAAAAGCGGCATGTAAACCCCCATAAAACTGAAACCATTATACAGGCTTATTTGAGGTTTGTCAAGTGCGACATATTGTCACACCTTGTTGTCATTCATCAGGAACTTCTGCCATGTTATTAGGAAGAGGAACAGTTCCTGTGGCACCACCATATGACACACTTGTGCCAGGTCTTGATGATTGCCATCCTTTTGTATAACCACCAGATGGAGGTGAAGCACCGTTGATTTGTGCCATACTTTCTTCATATGTGCCAGGACCGAGTGAACGATTATCAGTAGTCATTGGCACTTGTGCATTAGCCGTGTGGGATACCAGAGTTAAGATCAAGGTCAAATATTTCATCATACATTACTTTTTCTTTCTAAAAAGATACCACTGGAGTCTTATGAAACCAACGACTCGATTGATATAGTCCGTCAGATAAACGTCACGCTTGTTGTTAAGCAACCACAATCTATCATAATCAGCCTGCAATGCTGTAATGAGATAGGCAGCCTTACGAGGAACAGACATACATTGAACATGATTGTTCTTTTCGATCCAATCTGCTAACTCGTGTAGTTGCTTGATTATTTCGTCGTGGTCATTCATCTACTCTCTCGCCTACTTCATTTACGTGAAAACCAGGACGGATATCTGTATCTTCCGTTGTCATCTTGAAAAACTTGATAACATGGTTAGAATACCATCTGTCCCGATCTCCACCGTCGAACTTTTGTTCTTTTATATAATCATCAAACAGTTTGTTGTATTCAGACTGTGTGATTGTTTTCATTTTAGGATTTCTCTAATCCTTGTATATTTGACATTTGCTGGTTTAAGTGTTCCAAAGTCAATAATCGCCTCAGGTGCAAATGTGCTTGGATCTTCTGTAAATCCAACAACAAATCCTTCAACCAAAATCATATCACCAACTTCAAGTTTATCTGGATCAATTTGTAACTGTGCCATTATAGTTCCGCCTTCATCATTGTATCCGAACCAAAACGCATACGCTTCAATAGCATACTTGTTTCTGGTAGAATACGGTTCATAAAGTATTCTGCGGTATTGTGTCTGTCCTTCATTCCAATACTTTCATTATCAATCCTCCAAGTTCAACATGCCCGGAACGATCCACCAACTAACACG